GGAGACACCGATGATTATTTTTGGCAAACACAACAGGAGAAACAAAATGGGACACCCTAACCACTTAGACGGATCAGTTGACAAAGGTGAAGACTTTGTTAATGAAGGTATGACACTCATCACCGAAACTGATAGTGATAAGTATCTAAACATGTCAGCGAAACGTAATCGCAACAAAGCAAAGAACCAAGAGGTTTTTGATTCTCTAGAATGGGCAGATGGATTCGTTGGTAAGTGATAAATAGTAACAGCCTATTACTGTGTCTAAATGCCAACCTTTGAGACATTCAAAGATTTGAGTATTACCTTTAAAAAACATCCGGTAAGTGATGATTTAGTGGTAGTAAAAGATAAAGCAGCTATTGTTCAGGCAATAACTGCTTTACTTCTTACAAATAAAGGAGAAAGACCATTTCAACCTGATTTAGGGTGTGATGTTCGCAGATCTTTATTTGAACCTTTAGATTATGCAACTGCCGGTACTATCAGATCACAAATTATTGATGTAATTCGTAAATACGAACCGAGAATCAGTATTGATAACATTAATGCTATTGTTGATGAACAAAGCAATGGTTATATGATCGAACTATTCTATACAATTGTTGGTAGAGATGACACACCAGTAGCAGTAGAATTCTTCTTAGAGCGTACTCGATAATGCCTTATACTCAGGTTGCTAATCTAGATTTTGAAGATATCAAATCTGCTCTAAAAGATTATCTTAGAGCAACATCAGATTTTACTGATTATGATTTTGAGGGATCTGCTTTTTCAGTTCTCTTAGACACGCTTGCCTATAACACCTATTATACGGCATTTAATACCAACATGGTAGTCAATGAACTATTCATTGATTCAGCGACCTTGAGGGACAACGTAGTATCTCTAGCGAAGCAGTTAGGATACACACCCAAGAGTGCTACCGCCCCGGTCGCTTATATTTCTTTTACTGTAACATATTCAAATTCCACGAGCGATACAGAACTTTTATTAAGGAAGGGAACGGGATTTGTTGCAAACTATGATAATACTTTATATCAGTATGTCACACTAAACGATGCTAAAGGACAAGTATCGAATAATGTCGCGACATTTACTGACGTTCCTGTTTACGAAGGAACACAAATTGTTAATACGTTTACAGTCAACACTGCATTAAAGAATCAAAAATTTATTCTTGATAATGAAAAGATAGACACAAATACTATCGAGGTCAAAGTATTTCCAACTGGAAGTAGTTTCAATGAATTGTATCAGATATCTAACAGTATATTAGATGCTGATGGCAATTCCAAGATAGTTTTTCTAAATGAAGTAGAAGATGAAAGATACGAAATTGTTTTAGGTGATGGTGTTTTAGGTAAGAAACTAGAGAATGGCGCTAGAGTTGAAGTTTCATACATCAAAACAAATGGTCCAGATTCCAATGGCGTCAGAACATTTATTTTTTCTGGTGTATTAGAAAATGTAAATGGTGTATCACCACAAAATATTACAACATCTATTACAAATGTCGTTCCTTCAAGTGGTGGTGAAGAGATTGAGACAACTGCAAAGATTAAATTCAATGCACCAAAATCTTATGGAGCACAGGATCGTGCAGTAACAGCACAAGACTATGGTGCTATTATTCGCAATATCTACCCATCAACTAGCGATATCATTGTTTTTGGCGGAGAAGATCAAGTTCCTCCAGAATATGGAAAAGTATTCATTGTATTAAAACCTAATGATGCTGCGTTTTTAACTTCACTAACAAAAAAAGATATTACAGATAAGTTAAAGAAATATATGGTTGCTTCAGTACAACCTGTTATTGTAGATCCATCAGTTCTTTATGTTGAAATATCAAGTAAGATTTTTTATAACAGTTTAATTACGGATGAAACACCTGCACAGATTAGAGATAAGGTAATTGGTTCTGTTCAGTCTTACCTTGACACATCTGATACAGAAAAGTTTAATGGTAAGTTTAGGTATAGTAAAGTTATTGGTGTGATTGATGATACAGAGCGTTCAATTAATTCTAATTTAACATCTGTCATGATGAGAAAAGATTTTTATCCTACGTTAAATTCTACTTTTTATTATGAGATATGTTTTCAAAATGAGTTTGCTACTGATTGCGACAATCCTGTCTTGTCATCTACTGGTTTTAGGGTGACTGAATATCCTAATTTTGATGTCTATGTCGAAGATAGGTCTGGTAAAATTGTCCTATATAGACTAGATACTGTAACAGGTGAGAAAGTTGTTCTGGACAGTGATATCGGTGATATTGATTATGTAAACGGTGAACTTAAAATGTATGCTCTAACTATCATCAAGGGCACCTATTTTGATAATCGCATTTCAGTAAAAGTAAAACCACTTTCCAATGATATCAAGGCATTCCGTGAGGTTTATCTTGATGTTGACGTTGCTAATTCCTCGTTCACTGCATACAAAGAGTAAAGTAAATGGCTGCTGTTAAGACTAAGAGAATTTCTACTCTAATTGAGTCCCAGCTTCCTGAGTTTATTACTACTGAATATGAACTTTTTAGCAAGTTCGTTCAGAAGTACTATGAACAGCAGGAAGTGCAAGGTGGCACATTGGATATTATTAATAATATCCAGACGTATGCAGATATTGACTATTACGAAAAAAATCTTTTAAAGCAAAACGATACTCTTGCTAGTTCTATTTCTAGCACAGATAATACTATCACTCTCAGTGATGCCCAATCATTCCCAGCAAAGAACGGGTATGTAAGGATAAACGATGAGATTATTTTTTATGAGACTCGCACAGATACACAACTACAGAATTGTTCTAGGGGTGTAAGTGGCAATACAACATTAGGAGATCTATACGATGCATCCGAGTTTGTCAGCACAGATGCAAAAGAACATGTATCCGGTGCAACTGTTTATAATATTAGCAATTTATTTTTGTATGCATTAGTTAAGAATTTTGAGAGTCAGTATCTAGGTTCTTTTCCAGAGAAGTATTTAAAAGGTGATGTTGATAAGAGAACTCTTATCAAAAATATTAAAAAGTTTTACAAATCAAAAGGAACTACCAGTTCCATTAAGTTTGTTTTCAACACTATTATTGCAAAAGATATTGAAAACAAACCAAAAGTATACAACCCCAAAGATTTTACTTACAAATCTTCAGAATCAGACTGGGTTAATATATTTGCATTAAAAGTTAAAGTAATATCCGGAAATCCAAAAGATTTAATTGGTAAAACAATTATTCAAGAAGCAACAGAAGAATATGGATATGCTTCAGCATTAGTTGATAATGTTATTGCTCAAGGTACATTATCTGGAGAATCAATTTGGAGTATTGTAGTAGCACCAGAAACAGTTAATGGAAAATTTGAAGTTTCAACAAAAACTAGACTAGAAAAAACATTTGCTAGTTCTGACGGTCCTGGTAGTCTTATTAATGTATTTTCTACTATTGGATGGGAATCTGCAGGTGAAATTTTAGTTGATGATGAGGTAATTGAATTTGATTCTAAAAGCATTACCCAGTTTAAAATTAAAAATAGAGGCGAAACTCCAACAAATCATACACAAGACACCTTAGTATACAAACCGATTATTATTAAAAGTTCGAATATTAAACTTTTAAGTCTTGGTGTTGTATACAATGCAACAATAAAAACTAGTAGTCCTTACTCTAGTGTAGGTGATAGTGTAGAAATTTCAAATCCAGGTTTTGAATCAAAAGATCCCAAAATTATTGATATTGGAACAAATCAAACTAGGTGGATTTTAAGTTCTGGACAATCAGTATCTTCTCTAACAAACTTAAATAAGCAAACAGAACTTGCTGGTATTACCACTAATGTATCTGCAATTTTCGCAGATGAACAATATTATTATATTACTAGTTCTAGTTACCCATCATATAATATTTTCAATGGTTCTACAATCACTGAGACATTAGAAGATCAAAAACTTCTCAGAATTATTCGAAAAGAATCGACACCAACAACAGAAATTTATAAAACTCCAAGAAGAGATGTTGGTATTCTTGTTAATGGTGTTCGTTTATATGGATATAAAGATACAGAAAGCATTCGTTTTGGCAAACTACAATCTATTAGAGTTGATAATAGAGGAAGGGGATATGTAAATCCTCCATTTGTTTTAATAGATGGAACACCAAATAAAGCAAGAGCATTTCTCACTGGTGAAGTTTTAGATTCTATTGAAATTACTTCGTCAAATACATACTTATCAACTCCATCTATAGAAATAACTTCTGGTAGAGATGCTATAGCTAAGGCAATTGTTACCGGTGGCGAAATTACTTCAATTGCAGTAGTAGATTCTGGAAAATATTACTCATCACCACCTACAGTAAGAATTACTGATACTTCAGGCAGAGGACGATTTGCTGAGTTTAATGCAGTTTTAAATACCGATGGAACTATTAAAGAATATGTAAAAGTTTCTGGGGGAAGTTTATATACGCAAGAAAATGTTAAAGTAGATATTATTTCTGTTGGATCTAGTGCATCAGCAACACCATTATTAAAAGAATGGATACGAAATAGATATGCAAAATTAGAAAGTTCTTTTG